CTTGAGTGTTCGGGAGAGCGGCCGACCGCCATGAGTCATGTGATCCTTGTGCAAGGGATCACTCCAATTTCCGGAGAGAGCCTTAAATAAGGCTCTTACTCCTGAAATAGGTGACTTGGGAGAGACAGCATACGGAGCATACCCACGTATAGTCGGGCAATGCTTCGTAAGACTGTAACCTGATGGGCGAGGGTCATAAGACCATCGACCCAGCAGGTCGGATTCTCTGGGTACATCCGGGTAGAGAGGAACGAGTTCCTCGCACACCGAATGGAGATACTCAGAGGCCCTATCGTATCCGGCATCAGACAGCAAATTTGCTGTCGCGCAAGTAGATACGATCTCCTCAACATGGTTGCGATCGGAAGGAAGGTCGCGACGAACTCTGACAGGAGTAATCTCTATCCCGTCATAGTAGTCGCCTCCACAGGACTCTCGGAACTTCCCTAAAGAGAAGCTCTTGGACCTGTTAACTCGTAAACCATAGGTTTCGAGATATTCCTCGACGATCGAGACACTATCTACGGGGACGATAATATCGTCACCGTAGACTCGTACCTCCCCCGCTGCAAAGGCCTTCAAGGCCTGAGCAGTGGAGTATCCGCCAGCCTCACGCAACGCGGTGAAGATGATGGCCGAAAAGACCATCACCTCCATCGGGAAGCAGAGGGCAGATCCCATCGAAGCAAATTTCCTAAGTGGAATAACCTTTCCACTAGGAAGTCTGCTGCTCAATGACCTACTTGACATTATAGCTTCTTGAGCTATAGGCCAAGGTTCTAGAGCCTGTTTGACCAGGCTAGCTAGAACACGGTCACTGGCCTCAGAAAGGTCGATAGTCCCGTACTGACCTGTAATAGAACCAATCCGAGCTTTTACACGGTTTGGAACTTGGTCGGTAAATCCCTGAGAAGGCCCAATATGGGACCTCTCAAGGAGCGGCACGAGTGAAGACATAAGAGCCTGCTGCACATATTGCATGTGAGTAGGCTCCATGGCAATCACTCGAGGACTTTTCTGAGTCTTAGGAACAAAAACCACCTCTACAGGTGGTTCATGTTCCGCAGGGAGGAATCTAGTTCTGTAGTCCGAATTCTTCTGCCAGGTATGCGTGCAAAAGCGCGCATACGGAAACAGATATTCAAGTCGCTCTGTCCATGTAGGAAAGAGCCACTTTCGGTTGCCCAGGAGTTTATCCTGAGTACTACCGGGACCGTGCTTGGGGGTAACATCTTGCCGTTCAATGAGTCTTGTAAGATCATTAAGAACGCTAGAGTACAGCCAAGCGAAGCTGGAAGAGAGTGTCTGTCGTTGTACGGCAGATAGTTCACTCTCAACAGCCTCCAGATCAGATTCACAATTTAAATAAGCGAACTCAGCTGCCTTCTTGCGGGCGTCGGTAGTCTCACGCTCGATCTTCTTAAAGATCAAAGTGAGCTGCCGAACAGCCCTGATGGCAGGTATGCTGGGTTCGTCGCGGATAATACCGGTACGATGGTCGAAAATTTGACTTAGGAAACCTTGCAAAAATGCAGGGAGACCTAACCGCTTCTTGAAACCAATGAAGCGGGTGGAGTCAACCCTACCTTGTTCAAGACAACTTTCGAAGTCTTGAGCAAAGTTGGGAAGAGTGATAGTTAAAAAACTATCACCCTCACTTTCGACCCGAGAGAGAACTGTCAAAAGATCTCTCTCATAGCTCGTGTCACACTGACTAGCGCAATCATGCGCTAGCTCAGACCAGAGTCTCGTCAGGCTTTTCATCTCCTACTTTCTTATAGGATAGAAGCTAGGCGAGTCCTCTAGTTCGCAGCAGGTCATCAGTAAGGTTCCCATGAATCAATGGTACTGAACAGATAGCTCAGTATAAACACCATCGAGACAAGGAACCCTACGACCAAACACCATGCCAATACAAAATGGCTTGGTATCCTTTTCCTAGACCTACGACTCCTTGCCAACAAACTTAGTAATGTTGGCAGCAGTCAGGTAAGCCGCCAGCGCTTTAACCTGGTCTTCAAGCTCAGTGAGCGTGAAGCCCTGGCCCTGCGCTGGGGCCTCCAAAACCACGTAGACGGACGACGTGTAAGGGAGGTTCCGTGAAGGATCAAGGGGGTTAGCCCCAATCTTTCGGTGATTAGACCGAATCACGGAACGTTCCCGTCCACGATTGCCGTTGGAGTGCTTCACGATGAGTTCAATAGCGCCATCAGACGCTCGGAACTCACCAGTGTAGTCACCCGCGCTAACGCGAGGGAGAGTTTTGGCTGCACCCGCAAGGGTGATGGATTGAGGATCTGCGAACATGAGACTCTTTCTGAGGACAACGAACCGTAACCATTCGTTGCGGTTACTCCTTGCCTAAGGGATAGAAGGCGGCCTCACTTTGTAAGTGAGGACTTAATAGCGCATTCGGGATACCCCAAGTGCACTAAGGATGGATAGCTGGAAAGGATCAAATTCCTTCCATGTATATCCAAACCCAAAGGGACTTGCCCGAACTCTATACTTCCGCTCAAAAGTACGAACAGAAGTTGTCGAGATCGGCGTGCCCATGAACATTCTCGATTGCGTATCAATGATACGGTCACGATAATGAGCCATGAGATAACCACGTTGCAAGTACAGTCCATCTCTCCCTAGGTATGAGAGATTGGTAAGAACATGATTAATGTTCGTAAACCAATCGATGAACCAACTCCATGGCATCAGGTTCCATAAGTCTACAGCATTAGGTACTACACCTAATCCTCCAGTGTGCTTATCCAGATCAGCTAGAAGCTGATCCAGTAAGTTCGCCTGGTAGTAGACAAATGAAACCGAGGACCAAATACGGAATTCCGAAACGGATTCCCGGGTCCCCTTGATGCCTGACGAATAGGATGAGGGAATAGTACTCATTTCGGCGCCACTAAGTGGCCTCGAGGATGAGGTTCTTCCCTTATCAATCGTCTTCCGCACCCTATGCTCTTCATTAAGCAAACGTCTTACGTGCTTTCTGAGCTTAGGGTCCATCAGTTGCTCGATGAGCTTCTGAACATCGGAAACGGTTGGGAGGATACCGAATTGTAAATTCAGGTATTCGCCCCCTACGTTGCGGAGTTTCTTCTCATTCTTAAGTAACTTAAGTGGGATCTGGGGCAACCCAGTCCTAAGTTCGCCGATAAAGCGAAATAATGAGAAGTCGGGAACGTCGGGGAGTGACCTGGCGATCGCAGTGGAGCCTAAGCCCCAAAGCGCCGTCTGATCAGTCCCGAGAGTATCAGGAATGCCAGGATAACGACCAGAACTGATGTTCAACATCATGTTCTTGATCTCCACACTCGGAGCAAACACACCGTCATAGTACCCTTTAACTTTCTGGGTAATATTGACAGAAGTGTGAATGACCGAGGGCATAGATACCTCGACACGCTCTATCGCTAGAGGGTGTCCTATATCAATACCCCGCAAGCTCTGATGCTTCGCTCTCGCGCGCATCATCGCATAAAACTGCGGGTGATTGGTATCGACGATTCGAGAAGCGTAACCAGCCGAATAAACATCTTTCGGTATAACCGTTTGACCTTGTTGATAGTACCGACCAATGTCACTATTTGTAATAGCAACAGTTGATCGATCTCTATGCAAGGCACCGGTTTTCCAGTCCGCGACTCGATTTCCCATGGTAGGAGTTCCTTCAGATAGGGTTGTGACACACGAGCTTGTGGCCCGAAAGGGCC